TATACTCAAAAGCAGAAAATAAAACTATAAATTCTTTATAAATTTAAAAATCTATACAAAATGAAAGGAGAGATGTTATGTTTTTTATTTACACAAAAGAAAGAAAATCAAAGCTTGCATTTACTGTTAACCTAACAGCAGATGAAGTTATGCAATTTATGGATGGAAATTTATTCCTGGATTATCCAGAGCTTATTCCGTCTGAGCATGTCACAATTGAGAGAAACGAGCCTTTTAAGTATCCAACTTATGACGAAATTACAAACACTATAAGAGAAATGACTAGAGACGAACTTATAGAAGAAGATATAGAGGTTCAACTTGCTCCTGGAGAGTATGTAGAAGATAAGAAATTAAAGGTTGTACCACAACCAAGCTCTTATCATACATGGAACACATCTACACATACTTGGGATATAGATATGGAAGATGTTAAAAGAACTTTCAGGCATAAGTTTAGAGAAATACTGCTAGATAAGATGTTTGGCTCATATGAGCATAATGGAAAAGTATTCCAAATGCAAGAATATGATGAAGTTAATTTTATGAGAGTCAAGATGGCATTGGATATGGCAGGAGAAATCGAAGATTATGAAGTAATTAAAGATGCATTAAGTACTTTAGGTATTCCTGTAGATGCAGAGCTAGAAGAAAAAATCAAATTGGCTATGAGAGCTGGAAAATTAAAGCAACTTTTAAAATCTCTGCCAACTCAATGGAGGTTGAAAGATAACTCTATTGCATCTATTTCATTGGGAGAATTAAATCTAATTTACTTCTCATGGATATTAAGAGTTATTGCTGCACAAAACAAATATACTGCTATAACTAAGAAAATAAGGGAAGTTTCAACGGTTGAAGAACTAGAAGCCATTAAATGGGATTAAATAAATTAAAGGTAGTTTTATATGGCTACCTTTTTTTAATAAGCTTAAACAAGCTCTCAGAAGGTCATTTTTAGGAGGTGATTTTAAATGTATACATTATCGGAAACAAGTTTAAAAATGCTAAAAGGAGTGCATCCAAACCTGGTAAATTTTATGACAGAACTTATAAAAATAAGTCCCTGGAACTTTAAGATAACTGCAGGAGTTAGAACAGCGGAAGAGCAGAATAGGCTATACCAAAAAGGCAGAACTGCTCCAGGATCTAAAGTAACTAAAGTAGATGGATATAAATTAAAATCCAATCATCAGATTAAATTTGATGGGCTAGGTTATGCGGCGGATATTGGCGTAATTGTGAATGGAGAGTACAAAGGAACTTGGAAAGATTTTCACTACTATCAAGATATCTATAATACTGCTAACAAAGCAGGACTGTTAGAAAAGTACGGTATAGAATGGGGAGGTAATTGTTGGAGAACCTTTAAAGATGCACCTCATTGGCAAATTAAAGGTGCAGATAGAGTTCCATATAAGTAAAGGAGTTATAGAAATGGAAAGTTTTTTAGACAGAATAATAAAAGAAAAAGATGACTTACAAGATAAAATAATTAAGCTAGATAGATTCTTTACTACAGATACTTTTGAAAATCTGTCTCCAGTAGAGAAAATGCACTTAAAAGACCAAATGCGGTACATGAGTGCTTACCTTAGTACTTTAAGACAAAGAATTAATTTCTATGAAAGCAAGGAGGGAAAAGATGGAAATGACTAGATTAAATACAACACCTATTGACGATAAATATTGGGAAGTTTTAGAAGATTATACTTACAGAACGTCTAAGGGACTTGTGACTGTTCCCAAGGGTTTCAGAACAGATTATGCCTCAGTCCCAAGAGTTTTTAGAAACATAATCAACAGCTATGGTAAGCATGGGAGAGCGGCTGTAGTCCATGATTGGCTATACTCTAGCCAGTGTACTTTAGATGTTACCAGAGAAGAAGCTGATGAAATATTCTTAGAGATTATGACAGAATGGGGAGTAGGTGTAATTAAAAGAAATTTAATGTATAGAATGGTTAGAATGTTTGGAGCTAGCCATTTTAGAAGAGGTGAGTAGATGGAAGATTTTTTTATAAGTGCTAAAAATGGAATTGCTATGGTTTGGACTGGTTGGATATCTGTTCTTGTTTGGGCTTTAGGGGGCTTTGACTTATCCGTAAGAGTCTTAGTATTTCTTATGCTAGTGGATTATGTAACTGGAATTTGGGCTGGATACATCACCAAAACAGTTAATAGTGCTAGAGCCTATAAAGGAATAAGTAAGAAAGTATTTATACTTATAATAGTTTCTTGTTCCTCAGTTATAGAGCAGCTTGTACCTAATGTCGGTATCCGTAATTTAGTTATAGTTTTCTATGTAGCAACAGAGTTTCTATCTGTTATAGAAAATGCAAGTAAGCTAGGATTGCCTATTCCTGAAAAATTAAAAATTGCATTAGAGCAATGCAAGGGAGATAAATGTAATACTAAAGATGCGGATCCAAAAGATGTAAAGCCAGAAAAATTAAAAGAAAAAGATTTTGATGAAGAAATTAAATAAATAATGGGGTAGGATTTAATCCTGCCCCTCTTTTTTTATTGCTTAAAAGTATGAATTTATCTATATTTGAAAAATTTTAAAAAAAATAAAAAAACTATTGACATAATCATATGATTATGATATTATAAAAGTACCTCAAGGGAAAAGGAGGTGATAAAATGAAAATCCAATTTAAAATTGTGATTGGGAGCTGGACACTAACAATTACAATTACTAAAAAGGAAAAGTAATTTATCCCCCCTCTTCTGAGGGGTAAACTAAGAGTGATAAAACTCTAAGCCTCAACTGTTTAGATTATATCACTTCTTAAATAAAAAATCAAGTAAAATCAAGGAGTGATAAAAATGTTAGAATTAATGAACCACAATTTTTTAGGAGTTAAATTTTTTAGAGATGAAGCTGGAAAAATATATGTAAGTGATGAACTTGTATACAATTCAAAAGCAATTGAATTAGAAGGATATCTAATTTTGCTTGAAATGTTCCATTCTAAAGAAGATGTTGAAGCTATAAAAAGACAAATAGAAATAGCTAAACATTACGACGAATGTATGGCTGGAACTTGGAGACCAGAAGCTGAAAAGAAATTTAATAGAATATAAAAGGAGTGGTAAAAATGAAAAAGATTACAAGAAAAATGATAATAAACGCTTTAAATAACAATGAAATTAAAATAGTATGTACTCACTTAGATAGTGGGTACTGCTCTCAAGTAAAAACACCATTTACAGTAACTGGAGAATATAGAGAACATTTAATCAGAATGTATAATCAAAATAATAAAATGTTTAAAGTTCAAGATAATAATAAGTTTAGTTGTTTGTATGACGATTATATAATTGAGGGGTAAAAAATCCCCTCGCAAATTAAGGAGGATAAAATGGAAGAAAAAAAAAGAAAAGGTTATAAAACCTCTAAGGCTCAAGTTGAAGCAAATGAAAGATATTTAGAAAAAAATCCAGAGGCTAGACCTAATAAATATCGTTCTAATGATAAGACTGCAGCGAAAAGATTTATAAGAGATTATGCTACACTTGAAGAATTAGAAGAACTTGAAAATCTAATAAAAAATAAAAAGATGGAGGTTTTAAAAATGTCAAGATTAGAAGAAAGAATAATAAGAGGGTTAAGCTTTATAAAAGAATCAGGGGAATATTTAGTAGAAATTGAAAGTTATAAAATCGTAGGAGATAGCGAAGATATGATAGATACTTTCAAATGTGGCTATATCAATAAAGAAGATTTAGAAGAATTAAAATCATTCGTTGAAAATCAAACAGAAGTTTTAAAAGGTGATTTCCCGAAGAAAGTAAACGTTATAAAAGAAACAGATGACGGATATGATACAATTGATGTGTTCTATCCAAAACAAAATTAAAAAAAAGAGCAGGAGAAATCCTGCTTTTTTGTTATAAAATTTTGTCTGTTATCTAACATATGTTATATATGAATTAATCTAAATTAGAATTAATTTGGTGCAAACAAAGTGCAAACAAAAATACCCTTCCCCAACAAAAAAGCCCTCAACTTTTTGCAAGTTCGGGCTTTTTTGTAGAAATTAAACTATAATTAAGGAAACGATACAAGATAAATATAACATTATT